CAAAGGCGACAGCAAAAGACATGGTGTGCCCACCAAAGCATCGGTAAGTACACTACGCCGGGTTGCCAAACAAGGCGGTCGCAAAGGACAACTAGCACATTGGATGGCCAACATGAAGGCTGGACGAGCAAAGGCCCGCAAAAAATGAGAAACTACATAAACTTACTAGAAGCTATTTCAAAAGGTTGCCCCACAGCAACACACGACATAGATGTCAATTTAAAAAATCGTCAAAAAGCCATCGATGATTATCACTACGGTCCTGCCAATCCTGACCGTGCCGAAGATTATTGGAGCAAAAGTTCTAAAATATTCAAAGTCTCAGTGGCCACCGCCCGTACCATGCTGTGTGGCAACTGCGGAGCATTTGACGTCAGCGACAGCATGAGAAAATGCATCGCCGATGGAATACAGGGAGACGAGTCTGGAGTGGATGCTAACGCCAGCATCAACTTAGCAGATCTTGGCTACTGTAATTTCCTACATTTCAAGTGCGCAGGCACACGCTCATGCAAGGCCTGGATCACTGGTGGTCCCATCACTGAAAAAGACAAAAATAAATCCGCTGACTGAATATGAAACAATATAAAAACAACGTTCAAGGTTCCCAGTACAATTTACAGGAAGCAGTTGTGCCCGGATTCCATGTATATCAGGCCCGTGTCAAAGTCAAAAACGAGTTGTACGCCAATTCCATGGACGTGGCTATATTTGCTAAAAATCCATCCATGGCCCGTCAATTGCTGATGGCACAGTATGGAAAAGAGTCTGTCATTACCAACGTTGTACAAATTGCATAAGCACTAACAATCACTGATACATAAGTGCATGATAGACATTGCAACAGTGGTGTTCCGAGACGAACTACCAATTCTTAAATTACAAGCCCAAAGCATAGAACGCTATTGCCAAAATATTGGCATACGCAACATCTATGTAATTGTCAACGATGACGATGATACCATACACCAAATTGACGCTGGGTGGTGGGGGTCTGCAGCCAATCATGTGTTGGTTGTGCCACGTTCGGCATTTAGCACCCAGTTCGTGGAGGATGGGTGGGTCAGTCAGCAAGTGTTAAAGATATTGGCGGCCAGCATAAGCCACAACACTTGGACCATGGTACTAGATGCCAAAACCATTTTTGTCAAAGAACTGGTACTTGAAGATCTCATTGACGAGCAAGGTCGTGTGCGAGTTGGCACACTAGATATCTATCCTGTGTTTGAAACTACCCGACTCATGGTCAATCAAACCTACGACATTGACATGTCAAAGCAACTGGGTCCAGGCGGCGTTCCATTCTTGTTTCAAAACGATGTTGTACGATTGATGATTGCCGACACCACGTTTAAAGTCAAACAAAAATTCCCAATGTGGTTTCAAAGCAAGGGACGTATTACAGAGTTTATGTTGTACTCAGGATACTTACTGTATAGATTTGGCGGCTTTGAAACTTTTTATACTCCTGAGAAAAGTTTTAGTGTTGTAAATGTTTGCCACACCGAAGTCGAACAGTACGAGCGCAAACTAGCAGGGATGAAAAACAACGATCCACTCACGGTGAGTATTCACCGCAATGCCTGGAAAAAACTCACTGACGAGCAAAAACAAGCATATCAACATTTCTTGCTGGACCGAGGAATATTCTGCGCATGGGAATTGCCATGAAAGCACTGTGTTTGGTAGCACATCCAGATGATTGTGTAATCTTTGGGTATAGTTACATTCATCATCATCCTGAAATGAAATGGCACATCTGTTATTTGACCTATTGTGAGTGGGATCCGCGTGGACGCGAGCTCAAAGAGTTTTGGGCAAAACGCGGTATTACTTGTATTTTCCTAGGTTACACAGATGACTACCGAGACATTGAAAACAAACAAATAAGTTTCAATGAGGAACAAGCACGTAGAGAAATTGGCAACATTGTCCAGTCATACGATCTAGTGCTAACACACGATGCACAAGGAGACTACGGTCATTTGCATCATGTGTTTGTACATGACTGTGTTAAACATCATCCTGGATTGGTTACGTTTGCTCGACCCGGAGAAGGTACAGAATACTCAATTCCCCCAGGTACATACACACTAGATGAATTGCCGCAGCATGGTGAAATCATAGCCGGCTTTCACAGCACCAAACATACCAACAGTTACAAGGAACCACAATGCACTTAATGGTAGCAGGCTGCTCATTTTCAGCAGTGTCACAAAAACATCCAGGTACTGCCTGGAGCGAAGTACTGGCAGAAAAACTAGGATTGCAACTCACAAACCTAGCACGCCAGGGCTGTTCAAATGGCGGTATCCGTATTCAAATTGACGAAATACGTAGACAGCGTCCAGACTTTGCTGTTATCACACCAACCTTTTGGGACCGCATGGAAATTCCTGCTGACTCAGCACCGTATGATTGGAGTCAGGCACCCAGCTCAGGAGAGAACCCTCCGCTGGAGCGACACCTACAAAATCGCAATCTAGGCATAGGCTACGATAGAAAAGATGGGATCCGTAACGTAAACTACGGTAAAGAACCATCCAACATGATTTGCGAAACTATCTTTACCTTGGCTGAAAACTTTGATCATCCTTATAGAATGGCACGTATTACCAAGCAAGCACAGACAGGTGTGCGCCACTGGATTGATTCAATCTACGACAATGCCTGGAAGAAACAATGTGATGAATGGATCATGCGAGAAGGCATGATCATGATGTACCTAGATGGTATAAAGTTTATTGTGTGCCCAAATCTGCTGTGGCCGTTTGATCCTGACAATCAAGCACAATGGAGAGAGGCATTTCCTGCGTTGATTCCCGATCACTATATCAACCTGGACCCTGCAAAGTCACCGCAGGCCATATGTGGCAACAATCCGTTTACTGGCGAAGACCCTGGATATCATTCTAGCCCCCAGGGCCAAGAACTCATAGCAGAACACTTCTATGAAATCTGGCAAAATCACTTCAAGTGATCTTGCACAAAATTTTGTAGTTGTTGATTTTTTTCTTGTTGAAATTCATACAGCCTGTGATGATTGTGTTCCAATCTAGGCTGTAGTTTTTGCAGTAGTGCTGGTAAATTTTGTTTGCACAACCACTGCACTTGTTCAAATGCTCGGCTCCAGCGTTGAACATCATCTGGTTCATTGTCGTACGTTTCATCAATGACATCACCAAATGTTTCAAATCCCCAGTCTCGATAGTGTTGTAGAAATCCCTGTATGGCAAACACCACAAACAGTCTACGGGCCTGTAGGCATTTGGCTATTTTTTCTGCGGACAGGAACACACGATCCTTACCCAGTGTTTCGCACACTACTGAAAACCAGGTTCTGTTGTAGATTTCCCAGGGCACTAGGCCGCTGACTGAGTTATCCATCTGTGGTTTAACTTCCCATGCCGGGTCAAGATTCTCACTCACATAAGGATATTGTAATGTTGTATTGTCAAATAACTGAGCCACACGAGCAGGAGTTTGATCAATCCAGTGTCCCACAAATAAATCACGATAGGTCACAATGTTCTGCTCTAACAAGCCAGATTTTTGCAAGCTCAACATCACAAAATCTCTGTGTTCACGTCGGGCTCCCAGCAAACATTCAAACGCAAACGGACGTTCTAATGGGAAATCTTTCCTGGGCGGATTCCATCTAAGAAAATTAAAACTCCAAGCTGGTCGATAGATCACTCTTGGGTCTTGTGGCTCATCCAACCACACACCGGCTGTGTGCAACAGCCAGTTGCTGACACCTGTGGTCGCAATCCAGTCAATGAGCTCACGTTGTGAATGCCATTCAATGTCAGTAAACAATACCAGATCAAATTTGTGCAAAGGAAATTGCATATACTCGGGCCGATAATCAAACTTGTTTGGCAAACTGTAGAACACTGGCATCACAGCTACCTTGTGAGACTGGCTCAATGCTGTGTCAAGGTCTACGATTTGATCGTAATCAAATCCCCACTCAATGGCCTGGTATCCTGGAGAGAATACCTTGAGTTTATCGGGCAAGGCGCTCACGTATCTTGTCCATGTAGTAATCAAACTTTGGAATCACTTTTTTATCCCAGTCGTATTGCAAACTGAATCTAAGATCAGGCACAGCATCGCACACAGCAGTGTGGTATGTGGGATCAAAGTCGCCAATTTTTTCCATGTCATCGTAGTGATAGCGTCGCTGAAATTCCATAGTGATATCGTTGCGACTCATGGCCCAGTTGCCAATGAACTCGTACTCTGAGAACCAGCGTATGAGTTCGCCGTTGCCCCATGGAGGTACTGTGGGCTCGGGTGGGCATGAATCAATCATGGCATCTAACCATTTTTTCTTGTGTTTTTCTTCTAGGAATTTCACAAGGTCGTTGAAGTCTTTTTTCAGCACAGGTACAAACTCACTAATAAAACAATGTGGAGTCAAACGTTCAAAGCCCAGAGCATTCTTGATACTTTCGTAGTACCCCCAACTGTGGCGTTCATTTTCCAACACCATGAAGTTGAGCTTGTCATTTTTGAAGGGTTCGTAGTCTCGGATCAACAGGCAATCGCAGTCATGCATGATCATGAGATCATAATCCAACATGTCTAAGAAAGCAAACTTGATGGCCTGCTGGCGCAACCAGTATGTTCTGTAGTCTCCGTCAAACACCCAGTTGTTGACTTCGGGATATAGTCTATAAATTTCTGAATCTGGTGCGTAGTCAAAGTTTGATGTGTCCACACCGTACTGTTCAAACACTGTCCAAAGTTCATCTTTGGGCACAGGGCTAGCAATACAAGTTCTATCCACACCAATAAGGTGTTTGGTAAACTCTGGTTGCAGGCTCATGATAGCATGAGGCACACGATATCGTGCTAGATATAAAATTTTTGCTGAGGTCATATGTTCCTTTAATTTTGATTACACGTACTAACGCATTGATATGGTCTGCCTTCGGCAATACTAGATTTTGACCATGCTTGCTCTATAGACTCAAACCATTCTAAGCAATGCTCCAGTGGATATTGCAATGCATTGTTTTCCATCACCATTGGGGCCAGTTCTTTGTTGCCTGGGTGATTCATGCTTAACGGATAAAATCCCAAATAACAACAAGGATATACAGTGCCATCAGCGGCTAGATATATTTCTCGAGCAACTTTGTGATAGCAACGTAGGTTAAGTTCAGGGGTGTCCTTTTTTATTTTTACAGTTTTACTATCATACCAAGTGATATGACTTTGCAACATGTCTTTGATGGGTGGCACATCACCTACGGGTCCTAACCAATGACTAAACTCTCCTGCACGAGTGTATACCGGGCCAGCATCTCTACCATCATAAATGTTCTCAAAACTGACAAATCCCATTTCTTCAGCAAGTGTTCGACATTCTGCTTCTTGATGCCGATTGTGTTCAAATGGCACAAATCGCCAGATGGCACGGCCACCAGCTGAAATATAAGCCTGTGCATTTTCTATTATGCGATTCCAATCGGTGTCTTGTCTATACCGTGCATGAGTGTCTGCTAGTCCATCCAGTGCAAACCCAATTGTAACATTGGGAGATGCAAGTTTCTGCCACCAGCTCTTGGGACGGAGACTGCCATTGGTATTGATGCCTATTGTAATGTCATGAGCCACCAAGTATTGCACAATCTCAGCTCCGTCCTTGGCCAAGCTGAAATCTCCAAGATTTCCATTGAAATTCACGTGGTCAATAGTTTTGAGAATGTAAGGAGTCAGTATGTGTTGAATGTTCTCAAGGGTTAGTTCAGTGTCTGGGTATCCAGAGTTGTAGTCAACTCCTCGGTAATTTCGCATGCACATGGGACAACGAGCATTACATTTTGTTGTGAGTTCTATGTGTACACAGCGTATCTCTGGCAATTTAAGCATGCAGATATTTATAGGCGTAGTTTTTGATAAATATCTTTATGCAAACAGAATTTGTTATGGCCGTGTGTGATGTATATGTCAAGTGGAAACAGGGCGATCCTCCACGTTATAGATGCTATGTGAATGACGAATTGTTCACAGAACGCTCATGGATCTGGCGCGAACAATATCTTGAAGAATATATTCCAATTCAAGCTGGCCCCGGGCACTATACCATAAGATATGAATTGGTTGAACCTGAACATGCTAGAATCAAAGTTCATAATCTGCGTGTGGACACAGGCCCAGCTATTATCGATCGAGAAGGGCGTGTGCAAATATACACTCCCGAGAGAACTGAATGAGAGCTAGAGAATTTATTGCAGAAACCAGCACCACAGCCGGCGGTATAGCGCCTGTAAGCATGCCCATGGGCACGGTGTCAAGAAATGGCGGATCGCTGTTGTCTGGTAAATATACAAACGATCCTACGCCCAACACGCCCAAGGAATACAAAAGGAACAAACATGCTCGCGGACAGTTTAAAAATTCTATTAGCAACTGAATATGCTTTCAGTATCAAGGCTCAACTGTTCCATTGGAACGTGGAGGGTCCTGACTTTGCACAACTACACGAATTTTTTGGCAACTTGTACGAAGAAGTCTATGACGGCAGCATAGACCGCACAGCAGAATATATTCGTGCCATGGGTGATTACTCACCTGGCAGCTTTGAACGCTTTAGTGAACTTTCAACTATCAAGGGACAAACCAAGATCCCACGTGCCCGTCTCATGATCGAAGAACTGTTGGCCAACAACAGCCAACTGTTGGATCTACTCAACGAAACATTTGCCACTGCTGAACAAGAGAACCAGCAGGGCATTGCAAATTTTATAGCAGAACGCCTTGATGCTCATCAAAAGCACGGCTGGATGCTGAGAAGTTTCTTGAAAGATGAGCGAGCATGACGGATCCAATTTATAAGATAATCGAGCGCCTGGCCTTGGTTGAGGGTAAAACAACCCCAGTCTCGGTCAAGCACGGACTAAACAAACAGCAACAGGGTGTGCCTCAGTTGCCTGCTTTGTTTAAACCTCGCGACATCTCTCCCACACTCACAAAGAAACCCTATCAGGCACATCCACTTGATGGTTACATGGTGGGTGAAAATTCTCTTGCTGAAGCCATGCAAGAAGTTGAAGAAGACATGATCAGTCGTGTGAAGGGTCAATTTGCTGACTACTTGGAAAAGTTAGAAAAAGAAAATCACCTTGACAGTCGTTTGGTACGCAAAGCCAAAGCAGAACTAAACATCGACGATGATCCACAGACTGAAGACGAAGTTGAAGAAAATGCTACCTGGGACCAGGATGTACAACCCATAGGTGATCCTGCTGACACAGAAGTAGCACACGGCGTTGAAGACCACATGGCAGCCGCAGTGGCAGCACCAGCCGCACCAATGTCGGCCGTGAGTGAATCACCTGCAAGAACATACACCCTAGAAGATGGCACATGCCTGGAGTGCTGGGGCGATGATGAATCTGGTTACGAGGTTCGTCATGGCGAGCGTCGATTGCCCACACGTTTTCCCCGCATTGACCATGCTGACATGGCAGTGAAACTGTTTCAAAAGCGTAGACAGCGACAGGACCAGTCTCAAGATTATATAGAAGAACGATAATATGATAGTAGACCAATTATTCACACCCAAGCCCCTCAAAGAAGGTGGCCCATACGACTTGCCAGGCAAGGATTATGATCGTCCTGGCGACACACCACGCCGACCAAGAGGTGAACACAATCCTTATCCTTATAGCAAGGAAGAGGATGATGATCACTTCCGTGAAATCTTCCGCAAGAAACGTGAAGCAGCCAAAAAAGCTGAACAAAGCAAGTTAGCTGAATCCATGCTTCTGGAAGATCCAGTGTATCACAACTTTAAAGTTATAGGTCGGTACATTGCCGAGCGTAAATTAACAGAACCAGAAATTTTAAAAGTGTTTGCTGATGCTGAAGCAGGTATGACTGACAAGGCCACAGGCGCCAATCGTACATTCCTGGGTCGTGGCAAAGATACCACCATGGATTTTGCAGGCGGTGTGGCTGATGCACTGAAAGGTGTCTGGAGCGGCATCCAAAGTTCTACTCCTATTTCTTTAGTTGATGTGGCCTATGACAAAGCCACAGATGCGCTGGCCGATCTTACTGGTGGCCAAAAAGGCGTTGTCATGCAGGCCATTAACAAATATCGCATGCTGGCCAAAGAATATCCCAAAACAGCTGGACTAGCCAAGGGCGCACTAGTAGCTATCACTGGTTTAGCCACTGGCGGCGCTGGTTTGCCAGCCGTGGCTGCTTTGATCTATGGGTTGGATGCGGCCGTCAAGGGCGAAAAGTTTTCAGATATTGCACTCAAGGCCGGCGGAGCGGCTGCCACTGCCTGGGCTGCAAGCAAACTTGCCAGCGCATTTGGTAGCCAACCAGCACCAAGTGATGCCAGTGCTGGCAGTCTTGACGCAGCAGATCAAGTTTATCAAGGTGCAGGCGGAGGTACTTCTGGTGCCAGCGTTCCTGTAGATGGTGGTACATACACAACCATGCCTGGCGATCAAGGCGGATTTATTGCTCAAGCACAAGGCGTTCCGTTCAAAGATCTTGAAGCACTGAACCCACAAATTACAAACTGGAATAACCTGCCTCCTGGCACAGAACTACAACTGCCACCAAGTGGTCCCAACACTGGATCAGTTTGGCAAAGTGGTGCACCTGCTCCACAAGGTCCTGAAATACTAGGCGGTCCTAGTGCATCTGGCACCGCGCCGGGGGACAATGTGTTTAGTCAGGCGGCGTTTGACAAAGAATTTGCGGCCATGGATGCTGACATGGGCGGCGTTGGTGGTGCGGCAGGTGCATCAACAAGTAGTCCACTGTCATTTGATCCAGCCACAAATTCAGGTACAGTAACATTACCATCTGGCGAAACTATCAAAGCATCAGTGTTCCCGCAAGGTGGTCAATTTCAACCAAGATTGCCGCCCGGTGGTGAATATATCAAAATTCCTTACGGTGGACAAGAAGTAACTGGATACGTCTATAGGGGCCAGGCATACTTTACTAAATTCCCAGCAGAATTGGTAGATGCTGCTGGATCTAGTAGTGCAGGTGCTAGCACTGCTGGCACACTGTCTGGTGTCACTGCTGATCAAATTTACAACAACCCTGTGTATCAACAGATATATGCACAAGAGATTGCCAAGTATGGGGCAGAACCTTCGGCTCGCGCTATTCAAACAGCACAGCAAATTGCCACAATGAAGGCCAAGGCCGCCATGGTGGGTGCAGTACGAGAAGCAACAGAATTTACACGCACAGTAAAAATGCGTCAACTTCCTGTAGACAGGATGATTGATCAAAAGCTCACAACAATGAGTTGGGCCCTAAACGAAAGCGTGGGCAAGCCACAGGGTCGTAGCATGCATTTGACACCATTGGGTGTTTACACAGTTTTTGAAAACATTCGCAGAGTTGCAGAAGCCGTAGCCGATGTAGAAGAATTATCGCCAGAAGAAATAGCTCGTAACGAACGTAGGCAAAAATTGTTGCGACTTACCGGTGGTCGAGGATTGACTTCCGACGAGAACGAGCAGCGTGATAAAAGCGGAAATGTTACAAAACCTGGTACATTTAGCGCATTCATAGATGATCCAGACAATCCCACAGGCGAGGGCCCCGGAATAAAGGTAACCTTTGACCAAGACCATAATCTAATTAGTTCCTCAAAACCTATTTCTGGATTTGAAGTTGGTGCACCAGCACCCAAGCCAGGTCCTACTCCTGCGCCTACACCAGCACCCAAGCCAGGTCCTACTCCTACGCCTACACCAGCACCCAAGCCAGGTCCTACTCCTACGCCTACACCAGCACCCAAGCCAGGTCCTACGCCTACACCAGCACCCAAGCCAGGTCCTGCGCCTACACCGGCACCTACTACACCAACAGGTGATGCCGCTGGCCCAGGTCGTGAAGAACTGCCTGATCTTTATCGCCCCGATGCACCTGATGCACCGTACACCCCCGCAGATCCTGCTAAAAAGAGCTGGTTTGGCAAAGGACTTGACTACTTGGACAAGGGAGTTAAAAAAGTTGGCGGTGTCATAGGCAACCTTGGGCATCAGCTTACTACCAATGTGACCAAAGAAAAGCTCAAGATGAACTGGCACCAGGCCGGTAAGCCCAGTGATTCAGATCAACTGTCTGCTTGGTTGGTCAAGCAAGGGGTACCAATTGGCGTTGTAAACGGCGTGTACGAAAAGATGGGACTGCCGGTCTCTGCTGAACCAACTGCACCAACTGATCCTACCAAAGCTGAGCCGCAGGCCCGTACTGGTGGCGCACAAAAGTCCATGTCATTCTACGGTACCAATCCTGCCACCAAAAAACCCTGGACTTACGACGAGTTGCAGGCCAAAGCCAATGCCGGTAAAACACCAGCGGCCGATACGCCTACTGATACTACAGCAACAGATACTACAGCAACTAACACAACACCTGCACCAACTGCCACTAAAACAACTGCTGGTGGGCCCGCAGGATTCAACGCTGGCAATGTCTTCAAGCTACCTGGCATGGAGAAGTATGCTAAATCTACTCCTGCAAAGACACCTAACTTTGCAGGTGGTCCCACAGGATATGGCAAAACTACTATGAGCGTCAAGCCTATGACTGGTGTCCCAGGTATGAAAACTACTCCTGCACCTGCGCCCACAGCAGCTCCTGCTGGTACCAAAGTAACCTCAGGTGGTCCAACACCAGACGAACAGGCAAAACTAGCCCAACGTATTGCACAGGCCACAGCAAAACCAGTAGCAGAAATGTTGCAAATGGTTGAGACCAAAGAAGACGTTGCTCGCATCAAACAATTTGTTGATCAAACATTTACCAAGTACGGTGCTGTAAACGAATCAGCATTTGCTATTCGCAACCAGATACTTGAACATGTGACACAAGTTGGCGCACAACGTCGTAGAGAACACAGCCGGAAAGCGGCCCACTAACTCAGCCTTAGGACCGAGTGGGCGGCTTCTGCCTGGGTCAATAGATTCGCTACCTGGCGACCCAAAACGAGCATATACACCTTGACATCTCCTAAATATCTGTTATAATAACACTTTAGGAGATTTCTATGTCGGCAAAAACATTCAACGGCGATCAAAAGATCAAACTTACCCAAATCATCAACGAAGGCATGCAGGTCATGCACGAAATTGATACGCTACAAGGTGGACTCAATGACACCATCAAAGCAGTGGCCGAAGAACTTGAAGTTAAACCTGCTATTTTGAAAAAGGCCATCAAATTAGCACACAAAGCCACATTCGGTCAAGAAAAGCAAGATCACGAAACGCTGGAAACTATTTTGGAAACTGTGGGTAAAACACTCTAAATGTATTCTGTTTTTCAACACTGGGATCCGTTAAAGGTATGCGTCATAGGTACGAGCTACCCGCCGGAATTTTATTATTGGATCCAAGATCGCAACACACGCCAACGCTTTGAACAATTGGCCGAAGAAACCGAACAAGATTATCAAGCCCTTATTAGTTTATTACAAGGCAAGTTCGGAATCCAGGTGTTACGGCCTCAACTACCTGTGAATCTCAGCTCGTTGAAAGTACATGGACGTTGGATGCAACCACCGGTTTGTCCCAGAGATTATTTTATCATGATCCAGGATAAGTTATGGGTGCCTACTATACCCAACAAGATTCATGCTGATCGTGCATTTGCAAGACAAAATATTTTGAATCGTGAAGAATTTGATCGGATGGATCAGGCACAACTTGATGCAAGGTTGAATTGTTATACTGACATTTTTCAACATGTTCGTGATCAAGGCAACACAGTGCAACAAACAGATTTGGATTTTGTAAATGGTTGCTTTGTAAGTCGCATTGGTCAAAATTTATATTTTGCCACACAAGAGTACAGTGAAGACCAAGATCGATTATTGCAAACTGTAAACTATCACTTTCCCTCCACACGCAACAAGATTGTAAATGCCGGCGGGCACGGTGATGCTACATATTGCCCAGTTACTCCTGGCTTGATTATTAGTTTGCGTGACATTCCTACATACGCAGATACATTCCCTGACTGGGAAGTGGTTTATTTGCCCCCAAGCAAGTATGAACACATGCGAGAGTTCCAGGCCAGCATGAGAATCAATCGTGGACGTTGGCACATTCCCGGCTTTGAACAAGATCAAAATCTCATTAACACAGTAGAATACTACTTTGAAGACTGGGTCGGTGATGTTAGTGAAACTGTGTTTGACGTCAACATCCTTGTGATTGACCACAAGAACATTGTGGTGAGCAGTCACAACGATCAAGTTGAGCAGGCCTGCGCACGACACGGCATTGAAGTACATGTAAGCCCATTCAGGCATCGCTATTTCTGGGACGCAGGGATTCACTGCATCTCAAACGATTTGCATCGAGATGGTAAAATACAAGACTACTTTAGTGTTGAAAATAAATAACAAAGAGTCGCTCACTCAACGAGCATGTATCATGGCCTACCAGCCACAAATGGAGAAAAATTGAGTTATATTGACGCACTATTTGATCGTGAGCACGATCGCATTCATACTGTAGAACGCCGCAATGGTGAGCGGGTCTACAAAGAATACCCAGCAAATTACATTTTTTACTACGATGATCCACGTGGAAAGTTTAAAAGTATCTACGGCACATCCGTATCAAGATTTTCTACACGCAATAACAAAGAGTTCCGCAAGGAAGTGCGTGTTCACAGCAATAAACCGCTTTATGAAAGCGACATTAATCCAATCTTTAGATGCCTTGAAGAAAACTACAAGGACCAAGATGCGCCTGAACTTCACACAGCGTTTTTTGACATTGAGGTGGCTTTTGACAAAGACCGCGGCTTCTCACCTGTATCGGACCCTTTTAATCCCATTACTGCGATTTCAGTCTACCTAGACTGGCTGGATCAACTGGTCACACTGGCTGTGCCGCCCAAGCATTTGAGTTGGGAGACCGCCAATGAACTGGTCAAGGACTTTGAAAACACAATCTTGTTTGCTGAAGAGTCAGAAATGATCAAGACATTCTTGGACTTAATCGATGACGCTGATGTGTTGAGTGGCTGGAACAGTGAAGGCTATGATATTCCTTATACTGTAAACCGATGTGTGCGGGTACTTAGCAAAGACGACACACGCAAATTTTGTTTATGGGGACAACTACCCAAGAAGCGCAGTTTTGAACGCTTTGGTGCAGAGAACGAAACATATGACTTGATTGGTCGTGTGCATATGGATTATATGCAACTGTATCGAAAATACACCTATGAAGAGCGTCACAGTTATAGCCTGGATGCTATTTGTGAATACGAACTAGGTGAAAGTAAAACACAGTTTGAAGGAACCCTGGATAGTTTGTACAACCAACACTTTAAAACATTTATTGAGTACAACCGCCAAGATACCATGCTAATTGGCAAACTAGACAAAAAACTACGTTTTTTGGATCTAGCAAATGAACTGGCGCATGCCAATACTGTGCTGCTCCAGACCACAATGGGTGCTGTGGCTGTGACTGAACAAGCCATTATTAACGAAGCACATGAACGTGGCATGGTTGTGCCCAATCGCAAGCAACGACTTACAGATCTAGACACACAGGCCGCAGGTGCTTATGTGGCCTATCCCAAAAAGGGGGTGCATGAATGGATTGGATCAGTTGACATTAACTCATTGTATCCGTCAGCGATTCGGGCCATGAACATGGGTCCAGAGACTGTGGTTGGTCAACTGCGTCAGACCATGACTGATCGATTGATCAAAGCCAACATGTCCAAGGGACAGAGTTTTGCGGCAGCATGGGAAGGTATCTTTGCCAGCTTGGAATACACTGCTGTGATGAATCGAGAGCGTGGTACTGAGATCACCATTGACTGGGAGAACGGTGAGGAGTCAGTACACTCGGCCGCTGAGATCTGGAACATTATCTTTGATTCAAACCAACCTTGGATCCTCACTGCCAATGGTACTATTCTTACATTTGAGAAGAAGGGCATTATCCCTGGCCTGCTAGAGCGTTGGTACTCAGAACGCAAGGAACTGCAAGCAAAGAAAAAGGAAGCCAAAGATGCCAAAGAAATTGCATTCTGGGACAAGCGTCAGTTGGTCAAGAAGATTAACCTCAACAGTCTCTACGGGGCTATTCTTAACCCGGGCTGTAGATTCTTTGACAAGCGTATTGGACAATCAACCACTCTTACTGGTCGCAGTATCGCCCGGCACATGGATGCTCACCTCAATGAACTCATTACCGGAGAATATGACCACGTGGGCAAAGCAGTCATCTATGGAGACACAGACTCTTGCTACTTCAGTGCTTGGCCTGTACTCAAGAAAGAAGTTGAGGAAGGACGTATGGCGTGGTCAAAAGAGGCTTGTATTCAATTGTATGACAGCCTTGCCGAGCAGGTCAACGAAAGTTTCCCTGGCTTCATGGAACAAGCATTCCACTGCCCAAGAGATATGGGCTCACTTATCAAATGTGGCCGTGAAACCGTAGCAGACCGTGGATTGTTTATTACCAAAAAGCGTTATGCTGTGAATGCCATTGACATCGAAGGCAAGAGACTTGACGTAGAAGGCAAGATTGGTAAAACCAAGGCCACAGGTCTTGATCTAAAACGCTCAGATACCCCTAAAGTTATTCAAGACTTCTTGTTAGAAATTCTAAATAAACTGCTGGCTGGTGCAGGTAAAGATGAGATTGTGGAACGCATTAGAGAATTCAAGTATGAATTCATGGAGCGTCCAGGTTGGGAAAAAGGTTCACCCAAGCGTGTGAACAACTTGACCAAGTATGCAGCAGAAGAAACTCGATTGGGCAAAGCAAACATGCCGGGACATGTGCGAGCCGCAATCAACTGGAATAACATGCGCAAGATGAACGGTGATAACTACTCGATGGCTATTGTTGATGGTATGAAAACTATTGTGTGTAAACTCAAGTCAAATGCACTTGGGTGGACCAGCATTGGTTATCCTACTGATGAACAACGCTTGCCCACATGGTTTACTGAGTTGCCATTTGATGACGGAGAGATGGAAGCTACTGTGGTGGACGGCAAGGTTGATAACTTGCTAGGTGTGTTGAACTGGGACTTGGCATCAGCAACCAACACAGAAAACACATTTACTAACTTATTTGACTTCGAATGAAACTACAACAAATTGTTGCTTATATAAATCTATTAGACTCATTGAGCATGGATTCTGAGTGTCGCGAAGCTGTGCGAGTATTGGACAGTATTCTACACGTGGTTACGCATCATGAATTCCAGTTTAAGAAACTGAGTCAAACTCTTGATCAGGATTTTGTCAACATCAAAAACGGGGTAGAGGCGTTTTCTTCAACTCTAGATCAACTGCGACAGCGATTGCTGGATGAAGTCACCAGCCAAGAACCAGAATATTTTAGGGAAAGCCTAAGGTTGTTCAATCACGACATGCCACATGAGACCAACTTGTATATTCTCAATCGTAGACTGGCAATTGATGGTGAAAGCAATATATTGTTGCGCAGTCATTTGAAAAATCTCAGCGACTGGCGAGTGCCCGGCATGATCTTGAGACCTGGTCGCGAAAACTTCATTGAAGACATGGTGCCACTCGACCCATTGTATATAGTGGACCATCATGAAGAATTGTTTGAACCCAGTGTGGCAAATTTTACTCCCGAATACCAACGCAGGTTGAGACAGTATGTGGTCAGTGATCGAACTCATGAAGCATACTTTACCAAGTTGCCACAGGGCCAGTTTGGGTTGATATTTGCTTACAATTTTTTCAACTTCAAACCAATTGAAATCATACGTCAATACATAACTGAATTGTTTGGACTCATGCGCCCGGGTGGCACCTTGATCATGACCTACAACAACTGTGATCGAGCACAAGGAGTTGGCTTAGTAGAACGTGGATTCATGTGCTACACTCCCAAAAAACTCATTGTGGCACATGCGGAGTCTGTGGGCTTTGAGTGCGATTTTGAACACGACGGTGCCGGCGATGTCAGTTGGCTGGAGTTCCGCAAGCCTGGAGAGATCACATCCTTGCGAGGCGGACAGACTCTAGCCAAAATCGTTGCAAATTCACAATAAACCCTGTATACTTTAAACTTAGGAGAAACTTATGAGAGATTATTTATTAGACTTGGTAGAACACACTTACGACCTCGGTTGTATTGACTTGGTTAAAATTGTTGGTGACACCAGCAAGACCGAAATTGTTGGCCTAGCAGAAGACCTTAGTGTGGTCATTCGCGGCAACTATCACAATCCTGTGGCAGACTTTGTGGGCACATTTGGTATGCCTAACTTGGGCAAACTAAAAACTTTGCTAAACTTACAAGAGTACAAGGCAGATGCCAAACTCACTATTACTAAACGTGCTGATGGTGAACCAGATGGCATCACATTTGAAAACAAAATTGGTGACTTCAAGAACAACTATCGTTTTATGGCTTCGGGCATTGTGAACGAAAAGTTGAAGACGGCCAAGATTCGTCCTGTGACATGGCACATTGAGTTTGAGCCAACCAATGCGGCTATTCAGCGACTGAAGTGGCAAATGAGTGCCAACGCAGAAGAAGCCAACTTCCAGGCCAAGACTGATGGCGGTGATCTCAAGTTCTTCTTTGGCGACCACTCAACACACTCAGGCAACTTTGTGTTCCATCCAGGTGTGAGTGGTCAGTTGAAACGTGCATGGGCTTGGCCTGCCAAACAGTTTGTGAGCATCATGGACTTGACTGGTGACAAGAAAGTACGCATCAGTGATGACGGTGCCGCAGAGATCACAGTTGATTCTGGTCTGGCCGTTTATCAATACCTATTGCCTGCGCAATCTAAATAATGATCGAAACACACAAAAGAACTCTAGTGCGAATGATTACCTATCGCATTACTGCTTGGTTGTTTACAATCCTGTGGACATATTTGTTCACAGGAGACTTGGGTAGTGCCACTGGCTTTGCCACAGCACTACATATTCTTTTAAGCATTGACTATTACATACATGAACGAATCTGGCTCAGAATCAAATGGGGTAGAGTTGACCCAAGATAATTTAACCGCCAAGCAAAACGACTACGCTGTGTTCCTTCCGGCCATCAGCGGATTCTATGCCACGTTTATAGGCAAACAAAGAAATGAATCGTATGTGGATCCGGCTCGACTTCCCCAGGGCATTACGGATATGGAGCAACTTAACTGGCTCAATTCCAACAAGGCTCTTTTTCCTTACAAGTGGTCACTCTACTCAGGAGGCCATGCTAACCTCGATCTCGCAAAGCAGGATTGGTCAGAAGAAATGGTGCGGTCCCGAGAGCCTGGAACGTTTATACTGGGAGACTCTGGAGGGTTCCAGATTGCCAAGGGTCTTTGGGAAGGTGATTGGAAAGCCAACTCAGGTTGTGCTAAGGCTCAAAAGAAAAGAAGTCTTATCTTAAACTGGCTGGACAATGTGGCTGACTATGGTATGATCTTGGATATTCCAACATGGGTCATCCACGACAAAAAAGCGTCGGCGGCTTGTCAGGTCACCACACTACAAGAAGCAGTAGACGCTACCAAGTTCAACAACGAATACTTCATGAAGCACCGCAAGGGTGTGGCAAATGGTGGTGCCAAGTTCTTGAACGTGCTGCAAGGTGACAACCATACGTCAGCAGATCAGTGGTATGAGACCATGAAGGAATACTGTGATCCTGTCAAGTACCCAGACACACACTTTGACGGTTGGTCAATGGGTGGACAAAACATGTGTGACGTACACCTGGTGCTTCGCAGACTGGTAGCATTGCGCTATGACAATTTACTTCAAGAGGGCCGGCATGATTGGATGCACTTCTTGGGAACCTCCAAACTGGAGTGGGCTGTTTTATTAACTGTAATCCAAAGGGCCGTGAGAAAATATGTCAATCCGCAATTCACAATCTCGTTTGACTGTGCCAGTCCGTTCTTGGCAACAGCAAACGGACAAGTCTACTTTGAAAATGTGTTCGAGCACGACTCCAAGTGGTCGTATCGCATGGCTCCTTCAGCCGACGACAAAAAGTATTCCACAGACACACGCAAGTGGGGAACAGGCGTAGTAGCAGACGGTATCTATCCACGCTGGGAAGATTCACCAATCAGTAATCTGCTCAAGATGAAAGATATTTGCATCTACAAGCCCGGCGATCTAAATAAGATTGGCAAAGAAGGCAAGACATCCTGGGATTCATTCTCATATGCATTGCTGATGGGGCATAATGTTTGGATGCACTTGACTGCGGTACAAGAAGCCAACAGACGTTTTGATGCTGGAGAACATCCTGCTATGATGCGCCGAAGTACTGGTGACTATGCCAAGTTTGAAGACATTGTGGAAGCAATCTTTGCGGCACCAGATCGAGACACTGCTGAAGCTATTATCGAAACATACGATACATATTGGATGGAGATTGTGGGCACACGAGGCTTCAAAGGCAAGAAAACCAAAAATGCCCGCACACAATTCAATGCGTTATTTGAATTCGAAGAAACTGAGACTGTACAACCAAATGATGATAGTGTACAATTAGACACATCAGCATTAGATCAATTAGAGCATGAACAGACCTAAACATGAAAACGTCAACTTCTTTGTAGGCACCGAAGTTGAACGCACGCCTGCATTTGGCAAGAGAACTTTGTTTGTTGTGGGCATTCAGCCCTTGACAGAAATTGTTAGACTATTAGCCGAAAACAATTCTTATACAGACAACACCAAGCACATTGGGCACATCTTCTTTGGTGCCAACCACAGTTTTCATCCCGCCGACAGGCTGGAATGGCAACGTTGGGAAAGCATGATTGAACCATTCCTACGTGACGGTCACCTGTGTAGTCTGGACATTCCTGTCACACACGTGGAAGAATTCAACGACGGCCCACTGTGTGATTACAGAAACTTTATTCCACAGATTCGAGTAAGCATACCATATACAAAATTGTGGAATTATAATACAATGTTAAAAATAGATGACAAGGACTTTGACGCTACCAATCCCGGCGTCTGGTGTCACAGTCTACACAGCCTAATGAGTCGAAGAACATTCACATCGTGGGATGACTACCGTGAGGATTCAACAATCTAATGGCAACATATCCAGCAATTATGGGCGCCTCAGTCCAGGCCAAACGGCATAAGATGAATCAAATCTATGGCACCACTACCGCAGTAACGCCAGTAAGAAAACAACAAACAAAAGGACCCAATATGTTTAAAAGAATGATCAGAGGTTTGATCACCTGGGGCATGACTGATCGTCATGAAGAAGATATCTGTATTCAAGAAAAAGACGAAGTTAGAATCAGTGCCACGGGCATCAAGTTTGAAGTCTATCGTGCCAATGGCGGTACAGTGATTGAAACTCGTCGCAATGATCGCCGCACAGGTGACAGCATTTATGAACTGCATGTGATCGCCGGAGATCAAGACATTGGCGCAGAGATTGGCAAAATTATAACTTTGGAGGCACTAAAATCATGAACCAACGAGATCAAGCACTAACAGAACAGCGTGAGCGAATCATGAGCCAGGCAGAACGTAAAATTTGGGTCACGTTCCGCAAAGAAGGGATTCACAAGTATCCCGCGGCAGCAACAGACCCTTCACTAGCAACAGGAGATGAATATGATGTTTCGTTTTTGGCCAGCCCTCATCGCCATATTTTTCATTTCAGGGTTTGGATTGACGTATTCCACAACGACCGAGATGTGGAATTTATACAATTCAAGCGATGGCTCGAAAAACTGTATCATAGCAACCAAGGTGTATTGTCGCTAGATTACAAAAGTTGTGAAATGATTTCCGACGATCTGTATCTACAGATTGCCGCAAAGTATCCCGACCGTGCGGTCTGGATTGAGGTGGCCGAAGATGGTGAGAACGGTGCCTTGATCAAGTATGAACTTTCTCGCCCTAGTCTGTCAATTAAAATTTAAGAGGAATCACAATGGCCAAGCCCATTATCAAATCCAATCCACGTGTGGCTGAGATCTTTAACGATCTCGAAGTGTTCCTGGAGTTCTGTCAGGACTATGGGTATCGTTACAACGAAGCGGACCTGTATAACTTCAAGAGTTATGCATGGCAACAGTTCAACAAATGGCATGCGGGCAAGAATGCCAAGAACATGTGGAGCGAGGACACACGTAGACTTGCTGGAAGGTTCTAATGAGAAAACTGTACTACATGGGCTTGGAGAGCTACGAAGCCCGTTACACACTACAGCTCACAGAGTGGAACCGACGTGTGTTTGACCGCAGAGGTCTAGACGTTGTGTATGTGCCTGGCACCACAATTGACAACACACAAGCAATCAGTGTAGGACAAGTACTAGACGCACATGGTCGCAGTTACTTTGGCATGAGCCAGATGATGAACTTGGTTCAACTCATGAAGAACGGTGAGGTAACAGGCGAGGACGTGGTGTACTTTGAAGACATGTTCCAACCTGGCATTGAGTCGTTGCCTTATATCATGGATCAGATTCCGGCAGAACAACGTCCACAAGTATGGGTACGCTGTTTGGCACAGGCCATTGACCCTGATGACTTTGTACATGTCTGGGGCATGGCAGGATGGATGAGCACTTATGAAAAAATGGTCAATCACTTTGTTACAGGAGTTCTTGCTACCAACGAGGAGATGGTTGCCCATATGCGAATCGCTGGGTGGACTGCTCCGATCTACAACATTTCCGGCCTTGCATTTGGAAAAACAGAAGTTCTTGAACGTATCGGTGGCGCAGGGAACATCACGCCGTTTGATTCCCGTCCGCGGAGGGTGGGTTTCGCAGCTCGGTTCGATCAAGAGAAACAACCTGGCTTCTTTATGGACCTCATTGAAATGTATCATGAACTCACCAGCGAACCGTGTGAGTTTGCAATATACAGTGGCGGACCTCTCCGATCCAACAATCCAGAGTATGTTGAACGTGCCCGCCGTATGGAGGCAGAGGGGCAACTCAAAATCTACGACAACATAACCAAGAATGAATACTATGCTCATCTCAATAACACTCGTGTGTTGTTTAATTGTGCTTTACAAGATTGGGTTTCAAACACCGTATCAGAGGCCGACACTCTTGGATGTAACGTTTTATATCCAGCGTACCGTTCGTTTCCTGAGACTTTTGCTAATGACCCCAACCGTCTTTACGTACCATGGAGCATAGACGATGCCTATCACAAAATGTGTAATCTTTTGCAGACTCCTCATCACAACATGGGGCTTATTAGTGATTGGAACAATGGGACTGTTGATCGGATTATTGATATTATTACCGGTCAAGGTCATCAGTGGGATCGTTCGGGCCCTCGCTACCGAGATCATGTGCCGCATGAAAAATATCAAGTGGTCAAAATAGAAAAATGAGAACCTTGTTAAGTGGATGCTCTTTTAGTGATTCGTCTGGGTGGGGTGATGCTGGGAATCATACGGACCCAAGATGTTGGTATAATATTTTAGATAAAAAGTATCAATTAAATATTAACAATATTGCCTACGGCGGCCATAGCAATAGAGAAATTATACATTTAGCCAAACAAGAAATATTGCTAGATTCATATGATCTAGTAATAATACAATTAACAAACACAAACAGAGTTTGGTACTGGAGAGAACGCAATCCTCTAGCGTCAGCAAAAATAAATGGCGGAAAAGTCTGGAATGCAGAAACTAAATTAGAAGAGCAATCCTTGCTCACCATGGCATCAGAGTTTAGCAATTATATCAACGAAGTTGAACGGGATTTAACTGATTTGATTTTGCTGCAACAATATCTGAACAAAACACCATTGATTTTAGTAAATTTTGCAAATTTTGGCAAGGTGGTGCTAGATATGATTAAAAATTGTCCAACTAATAATGAATTGCTTCCGATTAACATTTATAAGAGTCGGTTAGCAACATTAGCATCAAAATTAGACTTTACTTACGCAACTGGGTTTACTACTCCTTTTTATGATATAAAGTCCGACTTTGCAGATGACAACTCTCATCCTGGTGTTAATAGTAATAAACAATTTGCTAATCTAGTTGGCAACGTTATTGATAAAATTTTATGAGTAAAATAATAATTGTTACCGGAGTAGCCGGATACATTGGTGGACAGACTGCCCTGCTGTTGAAAGACGCAGGACATGAAGTTTACGGCATTGACCGCAGACAACCACCAAGTCATTTGCAAGGTGTTTGTGATAAGTTTTTGTTCCAAGATTTTGCCAGCGATGTGGCCTTGAGTTGGATTATCAGCAAACAACCTGATGCTATCATTCACTGTGCCGGAACAAGTTTGGTAGGACCATCAATGCAGGATCCTAGCGAATACTACAACAACAATGTGGCCAAGACGTTGCGACTGCTGGACATTGTTCGAAAAAGTTTGCCACGTTGTAGAGTTATTTTTAGTTCCAGTGCAGCCACATACGGTGAGCCTATCCTAGGGTCTTGCAACGAAGTTGATCCTTGCTTGCCTGTAAGTCCGTACGGCGAAAGCAAACTCATGATCGACATGATCTTAGAAAGCTATCGCAAGGCATATAATCTTGACTATGTTAGTTTTCGTTACTTCAACGCCTGCGGTGCTGATCCACAAGGGCGACACGGACAAGAACTAGGTGCCACACATTTAATCGCAAGATTTTTAGAGGCCACTAGAGATAACGGAAACTTTAAAATTTACGGTATAGATTATCCTACTAACGATGGGACTTGTATTCGTGATTATGTACATGTGGATGATATTGCACGAGCACACACTTTGGCAATCTATCACAAGATTCCTGCAGGGGTCTATAATCTTGGATCGAATCAAGGAACCAGTGTCAAAGAAATAATGGACCGTGCTAGACAACTAGTAGGCAAGATGCCTTACATCAGTGATGGGCCCAGACGTGAAGGTGACCCTGCTACACTCACTGCTAACCCTAGTAAGTTTGACATGGTGGCCGGAGCATGGAGACATCACAGTTTAGATGACATGATCCAACATGCATGGAATTGGTATGTTCGAAAAAATTAAAAAGTTTGAAGAAGAACTAGCAGAGTTCACAGGTGCTCCGTACGCTGTTATGACTGACTGCTGTACACACGCAATTGAGTTGTGTTTGCGATACGATCGTGTCAAAGAAGTGGTGATGACACCTTACACATATTTGAGCATTCCTATGACCATGCACAAACTAGGTATCAAGTATTACTACAAAGAAGAAGCATGGACCGGAGAGTACCAATTTCACAGTACACGTATTTGGGACAGCGCAAGACGATTGGAAAAGAATATGTATCGTGCTGGATCGATGCAATGTTTAAGTTTTGGGCATGATAAGCCTTTACATATAGGCCGTGGAGGTGCTATACTACTAGATGACAAGGCAGCATATGACGCAATTATTTGTATGCGTTATGATGGTCGTGATCTAAATATCAAACCCTGGGTCGCACAAAAAGAGTTTAGAGTTGGCTATCACTACAAGCCCACACCAGAAGAAGCCTTACAAGGACTTTCTCTGTTGCATGGATTTAAAGAGTATTGCCCTCCTTCTAAATTTGTACAATATCCAGATTTAAGAACAATCACTATCAAGGACTAAAATGACAGATAAAAATGAAACAGCACTAGATGCAATGGCCGGCGACGGAGGTTACGGCCTTGGTAAAGCATGCGATCACCTTCGATTCAAATTCAAGCGTGACGGAAAAAGATTCTGGGCAGGTGACAATGTCAGCGAGTACATTGACGAGTCAATGAAGGAGCAACTGATCGACGAAGCTACTGAAGCATTTGAACGAGTGCTTGATACACTATTGATTGACAGAGAAAATGATCCAAACTCTAAAGGCACAGCGCGGCGCCTGGCAAAAATGTACTTCAATGAAATCATGGCTGGGCGCTACGAGACGAGTCCTAATGCTACAGCTTTCCCGAACGATACGAGTGGAGCCTACGACGGCATGTTGGTGGTGCGTAGTGAGCTTAAGAGCATGTGCTCGCATCATCACCAACCTGTTACGGGTGTGGCTTATATTGGAATCATTGCTGGTCCCAAACTCATTGGTCTATCGAAGTATACCCGCATTGCCCAGTGGTGTGCCCGACGTGGCACTCTCCAAGAAGAGCTATGTATGGATATTGCTCGCGAAATTGAATTTGCCACTGGGTCCAAGGATGTTGCTGTTTATATACAGGCTACCCACGGATGTTGTGAGAATCGTGGTATTATGGCTCATAGTAGTCTTACCCAGACTACCGTACTACGTGGAGCATTCAAAACAGACCAAAGTGTAAAGAAGGAATTCTTTGACAACATCAAACTACAACAGGACTTTGCACCACGATGATTAAATACGCAACACTGCCGGCCGCACAAGAGGCCAAAGTCGCACCTTGGGATCTAGAAGTTCCTGAACTCAGCACTCAACACGTGACAGTGTTCCGTGATAGATTTCCTGTGGCCAAAGGCCATTTGTTATTTGTGCCGCGCAACAACACAGACGAAGGTGTTGTTGTTTGTTTAGGCACAGCATTGATTACCGGTCAACAAATGGTTGCTCGTGGCGAGTGTGATGCATTCAACGTTGGACTTAACATGGGTGCAGAAGCTGGCCAAACAGTGATGTACCCACACATACACTTGATTCCGCGCAGACGGGGAGATTGTGCTGACCCCATTGGCGGTGTGCGCGGTGTTATTCCCGGCCAGGCCAATTACAAAACTGATATCTATCAGCAACCAGAATAGTCCATAAATATTCTTTTACAGCGGCCTTTGGCGTTCATCCCGCTATACAAACTCTGCCAGCCTATGCTACAATTAACATAGGAGAAAACAGCATGACACCAGTAGTTTACAAATATACCTCTACCAAAGAGTATCACGACGCATTTCCGTGTGCGTATAGACAGTGGAGGGCAGACAGCCATTGTAATCTGATACACGGTTATTCGTTCTCAATGAAGTTTTACTTTGGTACCAACGACCTAGATGTTCGCAACTGGGCAGCCGACTACGGTGGACTTAAAGAACTCAAGAAGACCTTGGAAGATCAATTTGATCACACCTTGATTGTGGCCCAAGACGATCCTGAAATGGAAACATTTCAATTGTTACAAGAGCGGAACATGGCCAAGATTGTGGTGTTACCCAAGCTAGGTTGCGAAGGCCTCAGCGACATGCTGTACAAGTATGTGAATGGTGTTTACATTCCTGAAATGTGGGGGCCAGGTGAAGCAGCACGTTTGTGGTGCTATCGTGTTGAAGTGCGTGAAACACAGGCCAACATGGCGTTCCGTGAAGGTCATCGTGAATGGAATGAGGATTTGTTTGCATAATGGAGATGTCAATGAAAGAACATGAATATGGTATTGCCATGCTGTTGGCCACTCGTGGCCGAACAGAAAGTCTGGGTCGCAGTATACGCAGTTTGGTAGAGTTGGCTGACGATATCAGTCGTGTACAAATCATGTTTGCTTTTGACAATGATGATGACATTGGCTTCAAGTACTTTGTTGACGAACTGCAACCTTGGATGGACGATCGTGACATCAGTTACACTGCCATGAAGTTTGAGCGCATGGGCTATGTGAACTTGCACAAGTACAACAATGCCATGGCTGAGCAAACTGACAGTGACTGGTTGGTAATCTGGAATGACGATGCTGTGATGCAAAGTCAAGGCTGGGATACTACTATACTCAGTTACACAGGGCAATTTAAGTTGTTGAGTTTCTGTACTCATCGCATGCATCCTTATTCAATCTTTCCCATAGTACCTCGCGCATGGTATGACCTGCTGGGCTATATCAGCCCTCACCCCACACAAGATGGCTGGGTAAGTCAGCAGGCCTACATGCTGGACATCTATCAGCGAATCACCGTGGATGTGTTGCACGATCGTTTTGACTTGACTGGCAACAACAACGATGACATCTATGCCAATCGTCCCATGCTAGAAGGCAAGCCCGATGATCCCAGGGACTTTCACA